GGGCGTATGTCGCGCAAGAAGTTCTTCGCGCAATACCTACTTAAACACATCTCAGACGAGGACGTAATTCTTGATGAGGGTGCAGTAAGTTGGATAGCACCTCCGCAGATTTGTTTTACGAAAGACGGGTACGCAACCATAAATGTTGGAGGAGGTGTTCAAAAGAGAATACGTCTACATCTTGTTGTTGACCCTGCTTCTGGTAAACAGGTTGGGCGCGTGGACAAAACTGCAATCGGTGTCGGCGGACAAGATGAGTTATTGAACATGTATGTGGTGTATCTACAGTCAAAGAAAACACTCACATCAGAAACAATTGACACAATCTACAAACTGGCGACTGATTATGGTATCACTGTTGTTAACATTCTCGTTAGAGGTGTCGGCGAACTATTACCACACGCCATACAAAGAGAGCGCACCACTTATGGGAAGGTGCTTGTAACTAAAACTGTTTCTGAGACAGGAAATAAGAAGGTGCGTATTACTAACGCGCTGCAACCATTAATAAAAACCAACAAGTTATTTGTCGTAAGTTGGGTGCAAATCAATACCCCATTTGTCAAAGAGCTAAGGCAACATCCAGAAGGTAATGAAGATAACTGCTTGGATGTGGTGTCTGCTATTGTGCAGCTTTCACAACCAACGCGACAAAAAGTAAACAAGAGAGGAGAGGTTAGATGTACCCATCTGACGATAAACAAGAAGTACGGCGGAAGTCTCTAAAGAAACTCGACCACGGTGCTGTTTTAAATTACGTTAACTCAAAACTTAACGACATGAAAAACAGCAGAATTGAGGTGGAGGAGACTTGGGTAGAAAGTTGGGCGCAGTACCTCGCTACTCACGCAGCGCAAAATGAGCTTCGCGCACAACGAATAAAGTCTGTAGGTAATGTAGGGACAGATTGGCGGCACAAGATTGACAGAGGAAAGGCGTTTGAGATTGTAGAAACAATTCACGCATACCTGATGGGTGCACTCTTCCCAAACGAGAACTGGTTTGACATTGAGCCGCGTAATCCATCGGACACAGACCTATTGAGGGTGCTCCGAAAGTTTTTGCGTGATGAGTTAAAAGACTTGGAGTTTGATATTAAGTTTGACGACTTCGTGCGACAGCTTATCATCACTGGAAACAGTTGTTTATTCTTTCCTTGGGATGACGATGACGACGCTGTAGAAATTGAACTCGTTAATGTGTTCGATTTTTGGCTGGATGCTGCTGGAAAAGACCCTTCAGATACTAACGTTGTGCGCCGCGTTATGATGACTCGCGCGGAAGTTATGGAGAAAACCAAATCTGATGAGTTTCCTTTGACAGACGAGTATGAAGTGTTGAAGGTGCATGGTACACGCAGCTACAATAAGTTCGACAAAGTGCGTCAATTCCAAGGATTGCAGTCTGTTGAGCGTAATTCAGTAGATGAGTTCTGCGAAATTTATGAGTATTGGGGCTGTATTATTATAGACGGTTGTGAATACGAAGATGTTGTCGTCACTTTTGCGGATAATCTTCTGCTTAACATACAACCAAACTTGTATAAAAGCGGCACTCCCATGATTTACTGCAACTTTATCCCTGTAGTAGACATGGTGTACGGTATTGGTGCGCTTCAATCTTCGTTAGGTATGATTCACGTTCTTAACATCCTCACAAATCAACGTTTGGACGGTATAGAACTAACAACTAGCCCGATGTGGACGAAGAAACCATCATCCACGCTAGACGCGGAAGATTTATACGCAGAGCCGGGAAGGGTGCTCGAAGTTGATGACCATGACGATATAAAACCGATTCCTCCTTCTCAGTGGAACATTCAAACGTCTTACGAAGAGGCGAATTACATGGAAAGCAGTATTGATAAAAATGCTGCAACTGGACCGCTTATTGGTGCAGGTATGGGAAGAAGCGGCGAACGTGTCACAGCAGCCGAAATCGCAGCAGTGCGCGAAGCTGGAGGCAACCGTCTAAGTGGTATACACCGTAGATTGGAAAAGCGCGGACTCACAAAAGCTATCGACAAGATATTCAATATTTACCGACAGTACAAAAGTAAGGCGGCGATTGTCAGATACGCTGGAGACGAGGCAGGTAAGTTCGACTATGCTCGTATTACACGTTCAGACTTGGTTGAGGTGCGCGTAGATGCAAAAGGAAGTGACCACGTTATTGAAAAACGTAAAGCACTCCAAGACATTTACGACTTTCTCGGTGCTGTCAACCAAGACTCTGAGATGGCGACACTCATCGACAAAGAAGCAGTTCTAAGGAGGGTAATGAGACACCTCCCATTTGACGACCCTCAAGAATTTCTCAAGACTAAAAAAGCTCCTGAGAACCCTATTCGACAAATGGGCGGACAAAGCGCTGTCAACGCAATTGAACAACAAATGCAGACAGATGGCGGAAATCAATTACTAAATCAACTAAAGGATTCGTATGGACAACCAGCAACAATCACCGATGGAGCAGAGCCAACAGTCTCCAGCGCCGCAATTGACCCCAATCTCGGACAAAGCGGCAACCTTATTGGATGAAAGTGGTAAGGAGGTGTGGGTAAACCCAGACGCACCCTCACCAGTAGAAGAAACAGACCTTATTGAGTTACCCGATATTGACGGTGACGAAGAAGAAACTCCAGAAGAAGAGACACCACCAGAGGAGGATGACAAACCTCTGACGCTCGATGAGAAGTTCACTAATTACTTTGTTGAACAAACTGGTATGGAGGTGAAAGAGTTCACTGAGATTGCTAAAGCAATTCAAGATGTATTCAAAGAAGTTGGTGGTGCTGACAACTTGCGCGAAGGTTTGGCGGAACTTAAGAACGTACGCATCGCTCAGCAAATTGTAGCAAAGCAGGATGAGCTTGCTGCCTTATGGGGTGTAGATATTAAAGAGACTCAATCTCGTCTGGCGGAAATCAAACCGTACTTTAACAAGATGTCTAAAGCTGATAAAGCTTTGTACGACAACCCTAAAGGTGCTGATGTTCTTTGGCGCAGTCTTCAAGCTGGTAGTGCTAAGACAAAATCAACGAAAAGCAGCCCAAACACAGGCGGAAAGCGCTTCTTGTTCACACAGTCGCAAATTGATGCAATGAGTGTAGATGAGTACCGCGCAAACGCTGACAAAATTACACACGCTTACAACAACGGACTCGTAGGATAACAACAACATGGCTTTACATGCACCATACAACGGCAGTGCAAATACGCTTCAAGCTAATTCCGCGTTCATTCCTCAAATTTGGGAAACTGAACTAAAGAAAGAGCTTGACGCAAATTTTGTGCTGACCCAAGCATCGACAATGGTTAACTTTTCTGGTAAGAAGGGTGACACCATCAAAGTCCCACTCATCAAGAGAATGGGTGTTTTTGATAAGTTACCTGAAACTCAAGTTCGGTTACAGTCATTTCCCGGTGAAAACTGGGAAATGAAGGTTGATAAGTACAAGGAAGTGTCCTTCATGATTGAAGACATCCTCGACTTGCAATCTAACTTCAGTCTTCGTGTACCTTACATCTCTGAAGCAGCTTACGCAATGGCGCGTGACATCGATAACTCCCTTCTCGGTCTTCGCGCTTCTATTCCAACTACACAGCAAATCGTTGTCTCTAGTACTGGTACGATTGCTGGCGACCCTGCTGCGTTAGACGACAACGCTGTACGCGCTGCAATTCAACGTCTAGACGAAGCAAATGTTCCTCAACGTGAACGCCACTGGATTGTTGCTGTCGGTCAATATACTGACTTACTTGGTATCACCAAGTTCACCAGCAAAGATTTCGTCAACGGCGCACCTACATCTACTGGTGTTATTGGCACTCTCTACGGTATCCCTGTTATTGCTACAACTCAGATTGCTGCAAATACTTTAAATGGCTACATCAACGGTGAAGGTGCAACGGGTGAACCAACCCCGGGGGTTGTGGGAAGTCCTTACTTACCTACACAAGACACTCCTGTAGGTTTGGTGTCTGGCGGTCTGCCACGCGGCAAGACTGGTGCTGAAGTTGCACAACCATTCTGTACTTGTATGCTGGTACAGAAAGATTGGGCTAGGTACGCTATGCAGAAAACACCCTCATCTGAAATGAGCCGTGAAAACCTGTACCAAGCTGACGTACTCGTAAACACTCAAGTTTACGGCATGCGCGTCTACCGTCCCGACCACTGCGTTTTAATTCATCGGGTACGACTCGGCTTCCAGAACTCTGGAGGTCGAGTTTAAATCTGGTGGAGTGTATGAATATAAGAGCGTTACACCTGCAACTGCTCTTGCGTTTAAAAGAGCAAAGTCTAAAGGAAATTACTTTGCTTCAGTTATAAAAAATAAGTATGAAGGTAAGAAGCTGTGAGTACAAAGCAGATGGACTTCATAAATGGTTGTTTACTCGCTGTAGGTGAGCGCGACTACATGGTAGGTACTATAGTAAACTCACCACAACGCCGCGCTTACAAAATATTTAAAGACACTTTTACAAGCTTCACCCACGAATGTGTGTGGAGCTTTTTAAATAAGGTGGGTGGTGCAACTTCGTGGTCTGCTAACGTGGCGACTGTTCCACAGTATCAGCAAATGATTTCTGTTGTTGTTGGTGAACGTAAACTTACACCAATATTCAACACTGAACTTGTAACACTTGAACAAGGTGACGAAGGGTACGTTCAATATTTCTGTTTGCAGAATAACACAACTGTCTCTTTTTACGCCAAACCGTCAACAGCAGACAAAGCTCAAATACGATTTCAATATGTGGAAGAGTTGTTACTACCGTCTTACACAGCTAACGCTCTTATTCCGTTTACAGATGACTTTGTGAACGTTATGGAGAACTTAATGCAAGCGAAATTGTGCTTGCAG